GTCATGTTGTCACCGTGAAAGGGGTTCTGGATGAAACGGTGGATTTGGCTTTTGATGTGACTTTTCAGAATGAGTGGGATTGGGAGGCGGTGAAGCCTTATGTTCTGGACGCCATCAACGGTTATTTCAAGGAACTGGCCGAAACATGGGCGGATCAAAAGGAATCCCTTGTGGTGAGGATCAGCCAACTGGAAAGCCGTATTTTGAGCGTTTCCGGGGTTCTGGATATTTCCAACACCGCCATCAATGAGGAAGCCGCCAATTACCCCCTGCCCCTTGACCATATCCCGGTTGTGGGCGCTGTTATCGCAAGGGGGTAACAGAGCATGGAAAGAAAACTGATTGACTATCTGCCACATGTTATCCGGGACTATGCGGAATATCAAGGGTTGATGGCCGGGGAACAGCCTGAATTTGAACGGGCATGGGATCGGGCTGATGAACTGCTGGATAACCAATTTGTTTTGACAGCGGGAAATCTTGGCCTTTCCAGATGGGAAGAAATCTTGGGCATTGTTCCCAAGGCCACTGACACCTTGGATGATCGCCGGTTCCGGGTGTTGACCCGACTGAATGAAGAATTGCCCTACACCCTGCCCCAGCTTCGGAATATTCTGAAAACCCTTTGCGGGGAAGGCAATTTCAGCGCAGAAATTGAAGCGGAAACCTATGAACTGATTGTGAAAATCGGGCTTGCGGCAAAGCGGAATTTCAGTGATGTTGAAGCCCTTTTGGAACGGGTTTCCCCGGAAAATCTGATTTTGAGCCTTTCCCAACTTTACAACACCCACGCTGAACTTGCCCGGTTCACCCATGCCCAGCTTGCCGCCTATTCCCACCATGATTTGAGAAATGAGGTATTGAAGAATGGCTGACCAAACCCGAAACTATCAACTGACCAAACCCCTTGAATCTGAATTCTATGATGTGGGGGTTCAGAATGACAACATGGACAAGATTGATCAGGCTTTGGCGGATCAGGCCGATGGGATTAGAAATGCCCAAAATGACCTGAAGAAAAAGGCCGATCTGGATGATTCCGGGAAGGTTCCCGCTGAACAGCTTCCCAATATGGACTATGAAACCAAAGGAACCGCCGCCGCAACCGTAAAAACCCATAATGAGGATGAAGCGGCACACCCATTTTTGGTGGGCCAGATCGGAACCTGTGTCACAGCGGCACAGAACGCCCAAACCGCCGCAGATGCGGCCTTGGAAGCCGTGTCCAAGATCGCCTTTACCATCAATGCCATTCCTACCCAAAGCGGCACCCTGACCTATACAGGAAGCGCCCAAACCCCTTCTTGGAACAGCTTTGACCCCAACGCCATGACTATTGGCGGGGTGACTACCGGCACCAATGCGGGAACCTATACGGCCACTTTTACCCCCAAAGACAAGTATCAGTGGGCCGATGGCACCAAGACCGCTAAAAGTGTTACATGGAAGATCAACCGGGCTTCTGTGTCTGTTCCTTCCCAAAATGGGAGCCTGACATATACCGGATCGGAACAGGCCCCTTCTTGGAGCGGTTACGACACCGCAAAAATGACTGTTGGCGGAACTGTGAAGGGAACCACCGCTGGAAGCTATAACGCCACATTCACCCCGAAAGCAAACTATCAGTGGACAGATGGCACCACGGGAGCCAAAACAGTTCAGTGGAAGATTGGCAAGGCGGCGGGAAGCCTGACCTTGAACAGAAGTTCACTTTCTCTGAATGTTTCCACCAAGACCGGAACGATCACAGCAACCAAGGCCGGTGATGGGGCCGTGTCCGCAACTTCCAGCAATACCAGTGTGGCAACCGTTTCCGTGTCCGGTAACACCATTACAGTGACCGCCAAGGGCCACGGAAGCGCCACGATCACGGTTAAAGTGGAGGAAGGCACCAATCACACGGCCCCGGCAAACAAAACCTGTTCTGTTTCGGTTACTTTCCCCCAAAGCACCCTGAACAGCAATTCTTGGGCAACCATTAAACAAGCGTCTGATGCCGGGGCGGGGGCCAATTATTGGGCGGTTGGTGATACCAAGTCAATCACGATCAACGGAACAGTTCAAGGGTTCAATTTCTCCAACCTGACCATCAATGTGTTCATTTTGGGCTTTAACCATAACAGTTCCCGTGAGGGCGGAAACAGAATTCATTTCCAGATTGGCAAGATCGGCACCACCGCTGTTGCCCTGTGTGATTCTCAATATAACAGTTCCGGTTCCGGTGATGGCTTCAGGATGAACAAGAGCAACACCAACAGCGGCGGTTGGAACGGAAGCCATATGCGGAAATCTGTGTTGGGCAACAGCGGCACCCCCACAAGCCCTGTGGGTGGAAGCCTGATGGCCGCTTTGCCTTCTGATCTTCGGGCCGTGATGAAAACCACCACCAAATACACAGATAATACAGGCGGTGGTTCTGACAATGCTTCCTATGTGACAGCCACAACGGATTATCTTTTCCTGTTAGCTGAATTTGAAGTGTTTGGAACCCGGTATGGAGCCAACAGCGCAGAACAGAATTTCCAGCTTCAGTATGACTATTATAAAGCTGGAAATTCCCGTGTTGCTTATAATCATACCGCCGTGTCCACGGCGGTGTGGTGGTGGCTTCGTTCCCCTGATTGCACCAGCAGCTATCGTTTCCGTTATGTCCGTTTTGTCAATACGGGCGGGGGCAGCTCCGACTATTACGCCCGCTACTCGGCGGGTGTGCGGCCCGGCTTTTCCGTCTAATCCTCCGCAGAGCAATCCCGCCCCTATCCCGCCCCCGCAAGGGGGCGGACAGAGCGGCCCCAACAAAACCGGCCCGAAAGGGCCGGAACTATCGGGCGCGTAAGCGCCCGCCGCGATTTTTAATTTTTACCCTTTTTCAAAGTGCTATCACTTGACAGGCTTTAGACTGCATACAGCGGTTAAAAATAGCCATATAATAAAACCATGCCAATTTATTCGGGGGTTTGAGTATGGCAACTAATAAGCGGGTGTTCACCTTGCGCCTATCTGATCAGGTGTTTGACAAGATCGGGATGCTTGCGAGTTCAGAACACCGATCCATGACAAACTATGTGGAATTTGTTCTGTTGAAGCACTTGGAAGAAGTGGAGAAAGAGCGGGGGAAAATCGACACTGGAAAAGACTACCCGGAGGAATGATCCATGTCTGTACTGAAACAGAAAAGAACCACAAGCAAGGCTGAATTTATCAATACAGCCAATCAAATCTATGTGGAAACGCTGAACTTCCTGACCCGTCTTTCTGCCCGGTATTCCCGGCTGATTGCTGAACCGGTTGCAAAGTTGGCCGGGGAAATTGTTGACCACGCTGAAAAGGCCAACAGCATTTTCCCTTCTGACCCCCAACGGGTGGAAATGAGGAAAGCCCACCTGATTGAAGCAAGGGCTTCCCTGATGGCGCTGGATGTTCGGCTGACCCACTGTTACCTGATTTGCAATCAGAACCCGGAAGGGTGTTTCACCACGGCGGCGGGGAAACCCGTGAAGCCCAAGGACGCTGAAGAAAAGCTGGATAAGATGGCGCAGAGCCTTGGGGAACTGATTGACAAGGAAAATGAACTGCTGAAAGGAGCGATTAAGAGTGTAGGACAGCGATTGAAAAATTAACTTCAAAAAAATGAATAGGTGTATTTCTGTTAATCTACCGATGGGCGGTGTGGTGGTGGCTTCGTTCCCCTAATTACAACAACAGCAATAATTTCCGTAATGTCAATACGGACGGGAGCAGCAACGACAATTACGCCTACTACTCGGCGGGTGTGCGGCCCGGATTTTGCATAATACACGGTTACATGGAGTAGCAGGGAACCGGCTTTGGTTTTCAGGTGAAAGACAACCGATGTAAAAGGAGAAATACTTCCTTGGGTGAAAATCCCTAAAACTGCCCCGCTTGGGAAAGCGGGAAGGGGTATAACCTATGATGAATAGCCGATACCCTTTCTTTTGATGCCTTTACACGGACGCTTCTTGCATGGTGGGCTATGTGTCTAACCCATTTCATGTGTAAAGACAAAGCAGATTAGATGGCACCCTACAATTTATCTGTACGAAAGGCGAATACTTTTTATTATGACAAGCCAAGAACGGCATGAAGCAAGATACCAGCGCCGCAAAGCAAAGCGGCAAGAAAGGAAACAGGCCCGGTGTGATGCCCTTGGGCCTGTGGATAAGGTGTTCAGTTACCGGAAAATGTTTTACTATGGGCGGAAATGCTGTAATGGGGTACGGTGGAAGCAAAGCGCACAAAACTTTGAACTACACCTGTTTTCCGGTACAGCAAAGCGCCGCCGTGAAGTATTGGATGGGAGTTGGACACCTAAAAAATGCACCCATTTTACATTGTGTGAGCGGGGCAAGGTTCGCCCGATTGATGCACCCCATATCACTGATCGCCAAATCCACAAAACCCTTTGTAATGAAGTTCTGATCCCGCTATATGGCCCCTGCATGATTTATGACAACGGGGCCAGCCAAAAGGGAAAGGGCCTTCATTGGCAGTTCAAACGGGTTGTGGATCAGCTTCATTGGCACTATCGCCGGTATGGGCGGGAAGGGGCCGTTTTACTGATTGATCTGAAAGGGTTCTTCCCCAATGCGCCCCATGATCTGATTTACCAGCGGCACCAAGAATTGATCCTGAACCCTGATTTGCGGGAAATCGCTGATAAGGTGATCCGGTTTTCCCCATGCCCCACGCCGGGGCGGGGGATGCCGTTGGGTGTGGAGCCTTCACAACAGGAAATGGTTGCCCTTCCAAGTTCTATTGACAACTGGATCAAGTGCCAAGCCCGTGTTCACTGTGATGGGCATTACATGGATGATAACCTTTTGATTTTTCCCACCATTGAGGAAGCAAAACTGATGGGCCATGAAATTGTAAGGCGCTTTGAAGCCAAAGGGATCAGGGTGAACAAGAAAAAGTGCAAGGTGATTCCCCTGACAAAGCCTTTCCGGTTCTGCAAGGCCCGGTTCACCCTGACCGAAACCGGACAAGTGAAAATCAACGGGAGCCGGGACGGGATCAAACGGGCAAGGCGGAAACTGAAGCTGTTCCACCGGGAATTTGTGGAGGGCAAGCGGCCCTTTTTCGACATTGAACAGTTCATGGAATGTCAAAGTTCCTATTACCGGAATTTTGATGATCATGGGCGGTTGTTGCGCTTGCAACGGCTTTACCATGCAATCTTTTTTGGAGGTTCAAAGAAATGTTCAGAATTATCAAAGACGGGGCCAGCGTTGGCATGACGGAAGCCCCCAACTTTATCAGACAACAGGAAAATGGGTGCTTTGCCCTTTGCCCGGAGCCTATGGCTTCGGGCATTGTTTTTGAAGGAACTGTTTACCACCTGTTGGGGCGGGATGCCTTGAACGGGGTGGAAAGCGTGATTCTGGAAGAAACGGATGCCGGGGCAGAGATCACCAAGGCAAACGCCACGGGCGGGATCATGTTTGTCACCTTGGCTGAAGCTGGAACCATTGACGATGTGACAGCGGCGGAACACAGTGAACTTTTCGCTGAATGGGCCTATCCTATCAGCTATAAAACCGGCCAGCTTCGCCGGTATGGTGGGAACCTTTACCGGTGTATTCAGGATCACACTTCCCAAGAGGGGTGGACACCGGAAGCCGGTTCCAGCCTGTGGGCAAGAACGGCAGACCCAACAGAGGAGTGGCCCGCCTGGAGCGCCCCTGTGGGGGCGCACGACGCCTATTCTGCCGGGGCCAAGGTAAGCCATGGGGAGAAGCACTGGACCAGCGACCAGGACGGGAACGTGTGGGAGCCAGGCGTCTATGGATGGACCGAGGCTGTGGAGGAGCTTGCCGATGGAGCATAACAGCTATATCGCCAGGAAGCGGGCCAGGTTCACAGG